AAAAATTAATGTCTCGAAGGGCCCAGAATTCCTTCGGCTGCAAACTTGTGTTCCAAGGCGCAAATTGTGTCAGTCTGTCGGCGGGCTTGGCGAACAGCTTGTAGGCCTTCGATACGTTCTGCGCTAGAAGCACTACTCCGTTTATAACCTTAAACTGTGATCACAACAGTAAGATCATTTCCAGGCAAGTTATTTCCGATGTCAAAAACATCTGCGCTGAGGCGGTCGCCCTGCCGTAAGACTGGCAATGTAGCGCCTCTTACTTTTGTCGATACAACTGCTTCGGCGTCGAATTGAAGCACGCAGAGTTCCGTGGAATTTTGATTTATCCTGACACTCACCTGGGACCCGGTTGGGGCACCGCTCAAAAAGGCACGAACATCCCCGATTACGTGATCGGCTTCTAGAATAGAATCGGGAGCCGCTGATTCCTGAATCGCGAGTAGGCCGGAAACCTGGAGCGAATACTGCCCCCCTGCAAGTGTGCGCAATCCTAAATCCTGTGTATTCGTGTAGGCCTGAATTGTGGCATCGCTATTCCCTTGGGAATTGGTTACATAAAACTCGGCAGCTGACACCCGGGCGTTCTTAATTGGTATCGAGTAAGCCCAATCCCCGCTAGCAGGCGTTCCGAAGAAGTGTTTCACGAATGGTACAGTCACGATGTTCTTGCGAAGGATCACTATTTCTGTGTTGAGCGGATGAGCGGCGGGTACCGTCGAAAATATTCCTCTATTGACTGAAACCTGGGACCCACCATCGAGCACTTGGACTACTATCACCAGTTCTCCATCTATTCGGCAAAGGTCGCCAACTAAAATGCCGGGAAAGCTTAAATTCATCCTGGTATCAAGATCGGAGACACCGCCGGTGAGAAGTATGGCCTGGGACCGGGTTAACTCATCCTGCCAATATACTGTTAAGGTTCCAGCGACAATCGTGCCTGTGTTCGCCAGATTCGAAAAGCCGATACCACTTAGTTCTAAGCTCCCATCTAACCGATGCGACAAGCCCAGGCTGAAGCTAGGGGCGGGCGGGATCTCCAAATCAACTGTGCGGATACCGGCGCCCCCTATATTCCATCGTGTTAAAGGTGAGATCTCGCTCGGGCACTCCGCTCCCGCCGCATTTGCTGATCGGCCAAGAATTTGCACTACGCTCCCCTCGCGGTTCGGAACCTCAAATTGAAAGTGCGTTCCTTTACCGGACGCGCCATTTTTAAAGGCTGCCTGGGAAACAACAAACACACTGCTTGCATCAGGCTCGACAACCCACGCCGAAGTGACAGTTTAGCGTCGTCTGCGAATTTGTGCCGATTAGCTTCTCCTGTCCAGCGCCTTTGCCCCTCAGGATACGAACGGCGAACCCGGCATATGCGTTATCGCGCATTCGCAAAATACTGTTCCCGATCGTGAGCGGAGAATGGATTGCTGCGTTCACCTCGCCCTCACTCTCCAACCTCCAATACAGATTGCTGTGGTGAAAGTTAGGGTCGGGAGGCAATTCTGGAGAGATCGGCAGCCCGTTATCGACAAATTGTGCGGCGACTGCCACCGACGTCGCGATACGGTTCATTTGAATGGGAGAAACGCCTCGGTATACGTGAAAACGCTCCGTCGCCACAGAAAAACTAAGTTGTTTCAGAGTTACTGTGTAACCTAAACCGGATGATGGGAGAGTTGCTCGCACCACAAAGGACAGCAATCCTTCATTTCCGGAAACATCAACACCACTGACCGCATAGTAAAGTGTTTGAGAAGGTGAAAGCGCTCCAGTTTGCTGGGTTAGGTCTGGCGTTAGTCCCACGATCGGTATGGACGGCGCCGTTTCAGCCAGTGCTGGCGGTGCGGCAATCTCTACATCTAACAGCACGCTAGCGGTTCCATCTTGAGCGACATCAGAACTTTCTGTCACTCGAAACGCAAGTGTCCCACTCAGGTCGGCAACCAACCCCGCGATCGGTCTTGGAATGCCAGAAGTTGCGGCAGGCAAGCGCCTTCCATTTCCGAAATTGTCAAGAACAATGTCGGAATACCAATTGTCGTCATGTACTTGAGCAGTAATTCCTACCGTGCGAAAATTCTGCCCGGGTGCAACCTTCACCACACGAAACGCTTGTCTCTGGAATCCTTCCCTCAAATAAGTCAAGGCAATGATATCGCCCGGTGTTATACCAAGAGCTTTGACGCTCGTCTGAAACTCTACTTGTCTGTTACCGGTTATTGATTTGGAAAGAAGAAATTGCAACGTCCGGGCAGCCTGGTGATAATTAGGGAGCCCCAACACGGACGGCGTACTATTCATCTCCTGGCCGGTTTTTGCAACATCATCTGCGTCCGAAAGGGAAAAGCTGTCCTGCTGAAATTCGTTGAAACCGTCCTGGAATTCAACTGCCATCCGATTCGGTGTGTCGGAAGCCCCCCGACTGCTCAACCGCAGCGTAGATGAGCCGTCTGCATTCCTTAAAATCCCGGAAGTGCCTTGCGTTCCATCTCCAAATTCATATACTGGCCACCCGCCGTCAAGCTGATCCGCGGAATTAGAAAGCTCTGATTTCGTGGATTGCTGTGCCGCCGTAGTGTTTTCCATGCGGAGTTGAAGCAACCCGCCGGTTCCGAACGTGAGAAAAAGCCGCGAAGCATTGCGAATACCCCGAAGCACATCCCCAGCGCTTCGGCGGCTTTTCAGAACCAAATTACACTGAAATCGAGAGATTTGAACGGCGTTGCCGTGTAGATCCTTCGCATCAATTTGCTCGTCACAAAAATCTGCCGAAACAGCAAAGCTGGCGAAATCAATCTCGTTAGCGTTCCAGCCATTGCGCAACAGAACGTCTAACAGTATCCATGCCGGATTATTCGTAAAATTTTTCGGTAGAGCTGAACCGTTTTTTGCGTAACGGGCTAACTTGAGGCCGTCGGCCAATACCTTTACTTCGGGCAGCGACTTGCCATCATTAATTCGATTCGGCACCACCACGGAAAGCAAAGCAAGGCCTCCGTAAGGATCACCTAGTGGGTTTCCGGCAGAATCTGTAAAGTCCTTGTTGAATACTCCATTGCGGGTTCCCAGAGTGACGATATTAAACCAACCGGTTCCCGTCATATTAAGACCCGATTGACCCAAAGGAATCTCGATCTCGCTCACCAGAACCTTGTGGAGAGCTGTCATTTCTCCAACACCTAACAAAACCTCAAGCCGGGTCAAATTACCGTCATTTCGAGCAAAAACAATACTGGGCGTGTACCAGGCAGTTCCATAGATTAAGGGAATAAAGTCGTTGTAACGCGCTTCATTTATGCTAACCGGTGATGAGTGCGAGCCCTTCTCGCCAGCACTGCGCACCGTTATAGTTGAGGGCACAAATTCCACCCCGCTAAACCGTCCCGTAGCGTTGCCTCGGCTATCGTTTTTGAACATCCCCCGCGCCTCACAATCCTGGCGGGTAAAGCTGCACGAGGTGTAGCTGGTGCCGCCATTTAAATTTCCCACTCCTCCTGCTTGATCGGCCGAATAGCCGCACGAGTAAAATCGCGAGAATTGCCCTCTGGTCCCGCCCACCACTGCTTCGGCCCGTTCGTCTGCAGTCGCGGGAAAATCCCAAGCGCACCGCCGCTGAATTCGTAGTGAAGGCAGCACCACTCGTTGTGCGGAGAGGCGATTGATTGCAGTTACCTTTAAGGTCGTCTCGGTAATTAGTTCAGGAGAGTTAAAAACCCCCTGGAACAGGATAATCGGCTTAGCGCCAATTGCTTTGTTCACCAAATCGTAGAAGACGAATGAACAGGTGAGCTTGGCACCTTTGAACCCTTTCGCCCGTTCCAATTCTGAGATTATTGAATCCGCATTGGCCAGTTCGAGAGTTAATTTAGGAATGGTATCCACTCCCTGGTCGGACGCTGTCTGTACTTCGAATAAGTTGTTGTGGCAAACCCGAGGCTCATATACGGAAGATCCCAAAGTTAAAGTTTGGGTACACCAGTGCTTTTTCGTTCCGTCGGAAAAAGCGCAATCGAACAGTAGCAGCGGAGTGAGGGTCGATTCAGCTTCTTTGAGTTCTAGCAGGGTCTGCATAGTTAGTCGAGCCGGGTAGTTAGTACAACGGAACAGGCGAAAGCGTCATCACCCAAAGCCGTTACCAGAAGGGTGTCCTGATCAAATCGGGTTCGAGGCTTGATTCCAGTTCTTTGTGACGTTTTCACGTAACTGGCTGGCGCGGGTTGTGCGCTTAAGCTGATTCGGCTTATTTGAACTCGGCTATTTCCGCTGAGTGAAACATCAAGAGTTGTTTCAGCAGCAAGGCCACTTCCAGCTTGAGAAACAAAGTATTGTTTCCAGTCGGCATCCACCGCAAAAGTTGTTTGGGCTCTGCTGCCTGTATTCCGAACAGCAAGGGTCATTTCGGATACCTGATCGGCACGCGCATAAAGGCTAAAGCAAAGCAGTGCTTTCGAAGGGCAGGGCACTGTTTGTGAAAGTACGGCTACTCCAGCACCTGTGGTCGTCAGTTCAAACGAGGTAACTAGGTTACCTGCAATCGGCGAAACAGCAAGCTCAGGCGATCGCTCCCAAAACGGTTGCAATAGGTCCTCGCTCCAATGCAGCAGGTTTCCAGTTGGGTCGAGGAAGGTAAAAGTAAACAGAGAACCACGCGTCGCCTCGAAAAAATTCCTCAGAGCGTCAATCTCTTGTCGCCTCAGATGCTGATACGTTAACTGCCACCGAAGAGTGGAAGGGTTGGTGGTGACTTCCAGATAACGCGTTCCATCCTCTTGCAGATTGAAAGCATTCGCCATTTCACGCGAAATACGCAGCGGGTACTGCGCTATCGCACCAGAAAGAAGTTGTGGATAAAGAAGCATCGAATTATTCAATGTCCTTCCACAATCGAAAAGGAAACCGTATTGCGGCCCTGTTCTAATAAGTCATTCACCAATCGATTGCTTTCGAAATAGCACACTGGGTAGCTAGCCCCATCCCAAGGGTCAGTGAATTGAAAGGAATTAGCATTGCCCCCCACGGTTTCGTGAAAAGTAGTGAGTTCAATCAGTACCTCGTCCGTTAGTAACATCGGCCTTAAGTCCCAGCGTCGAAGGGGAACCCCAGCCAGCGCATAACGTTGTTCCTCGCCGCCGACAAAACGAAGTACCTGTGTCAGGTAACGAACTTGCCGGCTGGTCGGATATTGGAAAAGCGTGTTCGCAAGTGCATCTGGAAAGGTAAACATGGCTTATAGATCGTTGACCACGTCGTTGATGGAATGCATGTTCAACATGGCTTCTCTTACTGCTTGCGCGATATCGTGGCTTCTATCCAGGAAAGATCGGCTGTCCATTGCTTGCACATTCACGGTGACCTGTGTCGTATTCCGATTAAGGCTTGGTGAGTTTTGGGTAAGGTTTTGCTGCGAGAGTGAATCTGCGGCTGTACTTCCAGCGGATGTTTCACCAGTGCTGCTGGGATTCGCACTCGTCAGGAAGGAAGAGTATGAAGGAATCGCGAGGATCGGGACGGAGCTTGCTCGCGAAAATCCATATCGGTCATAGCCGGCACTTTCTATGCTTTGTGTACCGCCCTGGTTCTGGCTGACGCCTTCAAAGCGGACCTGCGGCGGAGCCGCGTATTTCTGCAGGGGTGGAACAGAAGAGGAATTATCGCTACCAAAGAGCTTCATAATTCCAGAAATGATCGGAAGGGCGCTAAGGCCCCCGAAAAGTCCACTTGCCACCTTGCCAACTGAAGCAAGTGTTTGGCTCGCGCTCTTGCCGCTTGTATTGATCGAAACTGCTTGGGTGTTCGCGCTCACTACCGCGGTCTGTGCCTCACTTGCCGATCGTAGACTCTCCAAAGTTTTTGACAATGCACCAAACAGTTCAGACACCTGGTTAGCTGGGCCACGGGTACTTCCCTGCGCAATTTGCTGGCTGGCTTGGGAGTCACCCGCGCTTAATCCTGATAGGGTCCGGATTGATGTGGCGCTGTCCAACTGTCCCGTACGGATTAACGACGCGAAAACGTCTGCCGGTAAGCTAGTTGCAGCTTGGTGCTCCGCTCCGCCCGGAATAGCTGCGTCGATTCCACTGCTCAATTGCTTCAGCAAGACTTCACTCCCGGAGGGGTTCGTCGAACTCCTGCGAAAGATTTCTTCCAGAACTTTGTTTTGCATGTCGGGCCTCCCCCGCAACTTCCTCCTCCAATAACTGAAAAGCTTGAATTTGGCGTGCTGTTAAGCTCTCCTTTGATAAATAGCCACCGCGCCACGCTGCGAATTCCTCCAGCCACTCCAGACTTTGGGCAGTGATTGAGGATTTAGGGCAGCTTTCCGTCATAGCTGAACTTCGCACCCATACTGGTTTAGGTACAGTGAGCTGCGCTTCCGGCACCCACCCACACCTCCGCTTCACCTCTAAGTGCTGTCTTCGGCAGTCGTCGCAATCCCAACCGCGTGGCGCGGCCATGTGAAAGTGGAACGCGACTGTTAGTTGTTTCTTTCTTCGTCCGTTAGACCGCACTCTGCGCGAACGGCCCGGATTGCTTCATATACAAAGGATTCAGGGCCTTTGTCCAGCAAGCTTGCGGGGGTGGCCGGTTCGCCGTCAATTATCAGGCCGTGAATGGCGACGACTCCCCACGTAATGTACGCGCGTTCAATCTGAGCGTTAAGGATATGTGCGTCCATTCGTTCAACGTCACTATCGCCCGCCCGCAAGAACTCAAGGTTTTGCGCCAATTCACGCACTTGCTTCATCAGCAGCATGCGCCGATCAAAGGTCATCCTCGCAACTTCGAAGCTGACGCCTTCAAGTGCCTTAGACGATACAGTCACCGTGCTTTGATAGTCCATATCAGGCAAATGCCACCACAATTTCGTCATCCACCCCGCCCTGTGCGCGGCTTTCCTTGAATTGCCACTGCAGTCGCCGCTGAGAGTCTTGAAAAGATGGAATGGCCGGTGTAACATTCTTCAGATACGCGCCGAAGAGTTGTCCCTGCGATATCCCGAGCTGCAGCATCACCTCAATGGGCGATTGCTGTCTTGCAGCCTGATAAAGCTCCGTAGTCGCTGAGTCTGTTTGCTCGTAGATAGTGAAATCCAGCTTCACGCTCCGCTGCCCAGGCGAGACGCTGGTCGGAAGACCCGTTCCAAACTCACGGGCTGTTGCGTCTAAAGCATTATCTAAAGACAGCGCGGCATCGGTGAGCGTCAAAAACTTAGTCGCGGTGGTTCCAATCCAAACCTGGCCCAGGTTACCCGGTACTGCCGACTGGTGAAAGTTTACCAGGGCTGGCTCCGAAGGAAAGCTGATCAACTCCCCATCACCGGTAATAAAGCTGGCACTGTCTAAAATATCCCTCGCAGCGCCTTTAAACGTGAACTCATGATAGTCGCCATTCACATTCACGGAGAGTTGATCCACAACGGCGCCGCAAAGAATCCGTTGCACTGCGGCGCTCGGGCTCCAATAGTCGAACAAGCTTACACTGGGTAATTCTGTCGCTGGAAGGTAAGTCACAGTAGGAGATGATAGTACTCCAGCGCTCGGCGCCGCAGAAAAGGGTGAGTTCACCAGTACCGTATTGGCATCCACCAACGCACTGACAAATCGGATTTCACCGGCAAAACTGACCGCTTGGTTGACTACTAGCCCATGGGGTCCGGAAAATGTAATTTGGCTTGCATTTTGGGACGTTCCAGCCGTACCGCCCTGATGAAACAGCGGGTCAGCGCCCAGAGCCGACTGAAACAGTGGGCCTTGGCCGGGAACGCTGCTCCCGGCATTCCACGAAGATAAATACGTTTTCAACTGAAAATCTGTCTTACGCCTGCCTCCGGGCGGTAAACCCGCGTAAGTTCTGCTGCCCGTTTTATCCTTTCGAATTGCGGTTTCCAGTTGCTGGCGCGCACTAAGTTGTAAGGCTGAAAATCTGCTCGTGTGCGTAATTGCCGGCACTGCTCCGTAACTAGCTTCCGCCCCGACGTAGAAGCGGTTTGCGTTTGACGATATATATGCCAATGTCTTCTCCTTCCTTCAGTAACTGACGTCAACTTCAAATGTGATCTTTGCTGTTTGAACAAAGTGTTTCCCTCCAGGCTTTACTGGCTGGTAAGTCACCTCGTATCCGCCGTTGTACATCAGATTGTCCGTCCACGTTCCACGCATGCTGGAAAGCTGCGCACAGACGGCGTCGGTGTACACCAGCGTGCCCCGGTCCAGCACCTCCAAACGGTCGTCCGAGTTTCTAACCTCCACCGTCATCCGGGCGCGCCCTGAGAACGTCCGAAATTTTTCTTCCAGATTATTGGCTAATTTTTCGCAGTAAATGAGCACGCTCGGGTAGGCCGCTTGGTTTGCCTTTTCAAGTAGTTCGGCCGAAACATTCCGGGTAAGAAAACTGCGAATGTCTCCTGGCGAGTGACTGTCGGTCCGCCTCAGCAGTGACAATGTCGAGTTCAGCCCATGAGTTGCACTCATGTGAGAGGCAACATACTCCGTGATCGTTTTGCTGATCTCTATCATCGTTATCCCCGTTGCAAGTAGCGGTGGAGCGGCCAATTTCTATCCGGCGCTTGCCCCGGTCCCGGCTGTGCTCCGCTTGTCATGGCTGACGAGGGCAAATAGGCCCAATCCGAAGAGAGGTCGATCAAGCTATCGTTCTGCCGGAACATCTGCTCAGGGGCCTTCCCGGCGTATAGATTCCAGCCGCTAGCCCTTGTCGCGGAGTCGGGCCCAAGCGTAAGATCGACCGCATTTCCGTCAGCAACATCAACGGAGAGAACGGCGGAGGCGGCCGATTCCTGGCCCGCTTCGCTTCCGTAACTTGCCGCAAAGTAGTAGGTACCACTGTCTTCGGAAGCTGGAACCAGTGCAGCGACTGGCTGTGGAGGCCTACGCAAAGGAAGTGAAACAAGTCCAACTCCATGCTCTACAAACTCCCGCCGTGCGGTGTTAGCTAACATGTCGTACTCTTTCGCGCGTGCCTGGTGTCGGTCGTTCAACTGGCTGTAAAACGCATCTCGATAGATCAAACCCAAAGACCTGTATACTTGCCAAACTCGCATAGCGGTAGACCAAACGACATGCTCTATTCCGCGTGCCTGCCCCCACAGAGAAGTCAGGTCACAGAATTCTCCTCGGCGCAGCAGCCGGATTATCTCTAGTTGCATCGATTCCTGGGCGAGTAAGATCTTGGTCGTTAAATTGATGCCTTCTGACGCCGCCACGGAGAGAACGTTTGAATCGTATTCAGTAAGAGTGTCTACCGTGACGCTGGGCCCATCTAAGAAAAGTGCCATGCTGGCTATTCCTTTGTTGATTTGGACGAATGCTTCTGGGGCATCATCACGAACCGAACCTTGTTCATGGCATCCAACTCTTCTCGCAGCCGCTTCTTTCCCGCATTGTCAGCGTAAAAATCTACGCTTTCATCCTCGGTTGCAAGCTGTGCCCGCCCCTCTGCAATCTGCTTAGCGGCAAGGTGCCGGGTCGTTTCAGTGAGAACCCCTGCTTTACCCCCGTCGGATGTAGACAGACTGACTACTACGACGTATGGAGTGGTGAGCGTGCTTTCTACTTCTCGAATCTTGCTGTAGTACAAACGTAAATCCACTTGTGTGTCTCCCTCAAACCAGAAATAGAAAGGCCTGCGCGCAAACGCAGGCCAAGTAAGAAACGGTTCTGCTCCGAAGCTACTTCAACTAGCAGGTAACCTGAACGCCGAAGTTGTTACGAAGCACCGCGGTGCCGTACAGTACGTCTACGGTGAACTGCTGCGCCAGTGTATTCGGCTGATAGCTCATCGTCACCCGCATGCCAAAGCTTCCCAGCTCAGCGTATTCAGCAATGGCACCAGTTCCGGGAAGCGGTTGGGGCAGCCGGCGCACAACTAAGCCAAGACCATTCTTTGCAAACGCTAGGTTATGGATGGCACCTGGCGCACTGCCTGTCTTCGATACAAATTGGCTCCGAAACACGTAGAAATCTTTGATTTTGCCAATCGTGCCGTCAACAATCGTGCGCAAACCCGCCTCGCCCGCCGTCTGAAATTCACTAAAGCGCGGAATTTGGCGCAGCTGCGAATAAGTCGAGGCGTCCACAACAAGGTACTTCGGCTCGCTTGCCGGCAGCTTTGCTTGAAAGAGCGCGGTTTCGGCGGCATCGAGCATCGCCTCGGTAATCGGAGTCCCCGGTGTCCCAAGCGGTGCGTTAGCTGTGAATCCAGCATAGAGCGCCAGTAGATCGCTCTCAATCCTCTCCGCAATCGCAACTACCGCAGGCTGCATATAAACTTTCAGTAGGTCTGGAACCGCCAGCACCTTGGTGATATCGGGAATCTGAAAAGTCGCTTCCGCGTGGGTGTTCAGCACAATTTGCGCATTTCCCAAGCTTGGGTTTTGCGTCTGGACTGTACCGCCTTCCGCAATGTTGTTCGCCACCAGCGTCGGTGGAATGGGTACATTAACCGTATCTCCTGCTTGGGCCAAACTTGGCTCGTAATCCCGGTTCACCAAGTTGCCCATAACCAGGTTTCCCACTAAGGCTGGCAGCGCATCGGCCGCCACAAGTTTCACAATCGCGTTCGCTACATTTGCTGATGTAATTGATGGCATCTCTCTCCTGTTTAATCCCTTTTGTTTAGTTGTGTGGATCCTTGCTGGTACTTACGCGCTTTTCAGCGTTTGCGTGGCGATCTTGACAATCTCCTGGCGCACTCTGTCTAACTCCGCTTTGTCCATCGCCGGGCTAATCTTGTCGATATCGATTGCACTCTGCCCACCGGCTGGAAGCTTTTGGTTCCCTGTCAAGCCAGATCCGCCAGTAATACGTGCTGGCAGAAACTCCGGGTTATCGTGCACGAAGCTGGTCAGGTACTCCTTTGCGGCTACCTCACCCTGCTCGGTCTTGGCCAGAAGTCGGCCATCGTCGGCGCGAAAGATTCCATCTTGCACGGCGCGGTAGGCAAGGTCTACTTTCGCGACGCCCAACCGTTGAAGTTCCGCTCGAATCGCCGAATTTCGCTCAGCTTCTTCAGCCACCTTGCGGTTGCGCTGGCTTTCCGCCACAACTTCGTTTAACCGCTTCTCTAACTGCTCTCTGCGCCGGCGCTCTTCCACCAATTCCGCTTTGTACGCGGGCTCTTTCTTTGACACATCCTGCCGCATATACTCCTGTACGGCCCGCTGCACAATCGCTTCTACATCCATTCCGTCTTTGACCGATTCGTCCACTGTTCCTCCTCCCTCTTACCCGGTTTTCACGCTCGAAAAGCTCGCGTCGATCTCCGCAACAATCTGGTCCTTCACGTCCTGTCGAATATCGGAAAAATACTTCATCGCCAGACGTTTAAACAGTTGCCGCTTCATGGTGTCTGACTGGATACCCAGATCCAGCAGCCTCTTCGCATCGTCTAACTCCGTACCGAAATCGCCGATGTCGAACTCATCCATGCCCGATACATCCAGCCGCAACCCGTCTTGCCGCGCCAGATTCACTTGTTCCAGCACCTGCCGGATTCCTTCTTTGACCGTGTCGCCGTAGCTCCGCAGAATTTCTTGTGTTACTCCAAAGTCCCTTTGCTTACTAATCCCGCTCTGCCCCGTAGTCGCCTGCGGGCCGCCAGCCTGGTTCATTAGATAACTAACCCGGTAAATTTCGTCTTTTAGCCGGCTAAGATTGTCGGAGGCGATCTGAAAAACGTGCCCCTCAGGCTCAGTCCAGCCGAACCGGTCCCCTGGAGCAAGCTGTATGTAGTAGCTTTCTCCCGTGATCTGGTTCCATTCTTTGTCTGAGTAGACAATGGGCTGCGCGAAAAGCCCCATCGTAAGAGCCCAAGCCAGTGCGTTCGATTTGTTGAAATGTTCCAACTGTAGAAGTGCCGCTTTGTTCATTAGCCATAGACCTTCGCTCACCCGCATTTCAAAAAGCGGAACGCGGTTTTGGCCAGCCAGGCCGTGTTGCCCTTCACTCGCTAAAACAATGTCGGAACTTCCCGCGTTCGCCTCCTGTGTGTAAATTCGATATTGCTGCCGGTCGTAATAGACCCAGCGAAGTTCTTTGTTCCAGTCCGAATCTGTAACTCCAACTTGCTTCAAACATTGCGTCCGAATCACCACCCACTCCAGCCGCCCCTGTGGATCGTGGCTCCAATTGATTACTTCTTCAGGACTGTAATCCACCAGATAAGCCCGGCTCCGGCCCTGTTCGTCCTCTTCCGCTCGCGTCGCTGCGCTTGCATTTACTACGGGAAACTCAAGTGCCGTGTAACTCCGCCCATAGACCATTGCTTGCGCGGCCCGCTGCCTGAAAAACTCAGTTAGGCTCGTTCCCCGTAAATCACAGTCATGAACAAATTGATGATAAAAAGCGCCAGTAGTCTCGGTCTTGCCATCCATCTGCAAAACGGGTTCGCGGCGCATCAGCGTTGCGGCATACCAGTCGATAATGGAACCGACATAGTTTTCGTAAAACACCCGGCTTAGTCTTTCCAGGTAAACTTCCCCTGGTTCCTTTGCTCGGCGGATTAAGTACTCTGACGCATGATTGCGGAACTGCTCGCCGCCAGCATACAAGTCTCTGTATTTGCGCCACATCGCTTTTTGCGCGGTGTATTCCGGATGTTCCCGATTGATAAAATGCATGCTCATGTTGTGTCTAAAGAATCCTGTTTGACTGTTCGCCGAACGTAACCGCCGCTTTCCTTACTGAATAGATCAAGTAACCCAGCGCATCAGAAGAATGCGTCCGTTTCTTGTCTTTGTTCTTGTCTATTTCCTGCCCGTCCTCTTTGTAAGAGACCTGCTCTAAATCCTTGATCAACTCCTTGCACTTGGGATCGATCTCGAGCCTCACTTCACCCGCGGCCGATTTCAACTTCCCGTTGACCGCCTGCACGCGGTCTCTCACAAACGGATTGTGCTTCGGGACTTCGAAGGTCATGCGCTCGCGATGAGTCTTGAAATGAGTCGTCACAATGTCATAGTCCGAGCTGCCTTTGGTGCTTCGTGCTTGGCCCGACGCGTCTCCGTATATCGAATAGCCAGCGAAATGACCGCCATAGCGTTTACTGAATTCATCACAAGCTTCCTGCGTACAAGCACCGTTCAGAACCACCTCATCCAGCACCCTCACTGTGTCGCCATCCACCTGGGCTACAACTGAACACAAGGGGTTTACGTTAAAATCCAGAGCCCAACAGATAGGCAGATAGGGTAACGGCTTGAGTGCCTTCACGTGCTGCTTAATATCAAACGGCGCATACACCCGCTTTCCGTTAGCATTCAAATACTCACCCATAACTTCTTGTAGAAAAAACGATTCGTCATAGCTTCCTTTCAGTCGCTCGTAATAGTCTGGAATCGCGTCCAGGATGTGCCGGTTCTCAAAGGCTCCAGCCCGAACCACGTCGTATCGCTCCGCCGCATTGCCCTCGATAAACTTGCGGTAAACCCAGTCGAATCCCTTCGGCGTCCAAACCGCAAATCCGCACAAGCGCTTTGCTTTTGCGTCTCGCAGCCGGCCCTCAAGCCGTAGCCAGGCCTCTTCACGCGTGTAAGTCAGTTCGTCCAGCCCGAACCAGGCGATGTTAGTTCCGCGAAGTCGCTCGAACTCATCCATCGCGCGAAACAGGATCTGCGATCCACTGTCCCGCATAGTAAGCACGCCGTCGCTCTTGTTGAAACTGTACGGTAGCCCGTTAAGCTCCAGCGTCTCGACAAACGCAGCCTGCGTTGCGTCTCGCAGCATCGGGTATGTGGGCGCTCCGATAAGGCCGGTGCGGCCTGCATTAATATAGGAAAGCCGGATCGCTTCATGACACAAGGCCTGACTCTTACCCGATCCGATCGGCCCGGAGAAGCCTTTAAAACGAGCGTTGCTTTTATGAAAATCCCGTTGCGAAGGCAGTGGTTGATAAACTATGTCTCGGTGGTGTACTCCGTCTCGTTCAGTAAGTCGACCCATGTCAGTTTGATGTGATTGATGTGCTCGTGTACTAAGTCTCGTTGCAAGTCGAGCAAGCGAACGAAGTCTCCCACGGTCGGCTTTACTTCACCCTCTTTTAACTTGTTAGTCATAGCCGCAATTGCGGCTGTTACTGCCTCAGCAACGCTCGCCGCTGGCAATAACTCTTGCTTAGGTTTGTGTTTCAGCGTGTAAATCCTCCGCGGGGGCGTTCACAAATCAACTCTCCCGACACAAACCTATCACCGCACTCATGCTTACTCACTCAACAGTGACGAGTAAGCGCAACATAACAAAGCAAATAGAGTTGTCTTAGCCCGTGTGACCGGCTTTGAGGACTCGCGAAAACTGTCCGTGTTCGTGCCTTTACTGCTTCCGCAGGACCTTTACAGCGGATTCTCAGGCCACGAATGCCGAGGGTATCGTCTGCTAAGTTCCCTACGAACCTGCGGATAGAGTCGCTGCCAAAAACCTGCCAGGTCGGTTGTTGTTTGCACGGGTCGTTGGTTAGGCGCCAAAAGATGCACCACCAAAGGAACTTCCCCGCGGGCCACCTTAGGAGTTTCCCGCAGCCCAAAAAAATCCTGCAGCCGGCTTTCCACCCACGGCGCCTGTCCCAAGCGATATCGTACTCGCACCGTTCGCCCGCTCGGCAGTCGCAAGCGTGCGGGCGCGATCGTCTCCAGCAAGTCACGGTCGGCGTTGCGTTCTAATTCAGCGGGCAACTCACCCGCAAATCGCCTCGCCTCTGCGAAGGAGCGGGCCCCATACGCAAGCCTCTGCAGCGTTTGCCGGATGTCGTTTTCACTCACCTCCCGCACCGCACTCCATTGCGCCGCGAACGCAAGCCGGTCACGTAGCTCGGTTAGCTCCGCAGTTGGCAAAAAAGCCTCCAAACCCCGCGCTAGCATCTCTTCCACCAGAAGTTCGGCCGCATGTTCAGGGTCTGGTTGGCCCTGTCGGTTTTCAGAAAGCACCAACTCTCCGTAGTAGACGCCGCTTACGCGTTCCACCCGTTCCAAGCGCCGATTCCACTCTACGCCATCGCGCTCCGTTACCCGATCCGCGAACAGTTCAATCAACCATTCAGGCTCAATCGCACACCGAAGTCGCATAGTCGGCAAATTCTCCTCGCCGCGTTCTTCAGCATCCATCGCAATCATAAACGTGCCCGGCGTGCCTTTTGATTGTGCTGCCGTCCCATTCGCCAGCATCACCGCCATTTCGGTGCGCTGCTGTCCAACGCGGTCCGGAAATGCAGCCAACACGCTAAGCTCCAGTGCCCCGTCTCCTCCGGTGTTCGAAAGCGTCATTTCCGGCTGCCACAAGGTCCTCTGGTTTTGATCTTTGTCGATCCAGAATGAAAGTCGACGGGCTACTTTACTTTGCTCCTGATGGGCAGTACCGTCTTCACTCCAGACTCCGAGAGTGATCTCTGCCGCTGCAAAGTTCTCCAGCTCCCTTTTCAGCTCTTTGCCA